AACCGTGGCGAGTGTTGCGATAAATAATATAAGAATGATCGCTGATTTAGACCAATATGAAGATGAGCCAAAACTATATCGACATTCTATGTCGTTTATCGTTTGGCATACTGAAACATAATAAACTTTTTTAATTTGTAACAAACAAACCCGCATGCAGCGGGTTTTTTATTGAGGGTAATAAAATGACGGCAGCATTTATAAACGGAACGACTTTTAAGGTAGGCGACGCGGCCAGCCCTGAAGTATTTACCACTATTGGCGAGATGGTTGAGCTTGACGGGTTAGGAAAGACGAATCCGCTCGTTGATGTAACTAGCTTCGATTCAACAGCCAAGGAATATATAGCTGGCCTTGCAGATGGTGACGAGATTACGGTCGAGTGTATCTATCTACCGGCAAACACTCAGCAACAAGCATTAGTCACGCATGTTGATAACGGAACGAATGTAAATATACAGGTGTTAATTACAGACGGTACTACACCAAAAACATACGCATTCGCGGCAATTGCATTGTCATGGAAAATAAACCCCAATTCCGAAGATAAAAATATGATTAATTTCACGCTTAAAATAACCGGAGCCATTACGGTATCTTAATATGAATAAAAATGATTTTTTTAATCAATATAAGCCCAAATCGGTTGACTTTGAAATGCCAGACGGGAATAAAATCCGACTGGTTGAATTGTCACTAGGCCAGCGTGGAGAGCTGCAATCGTTAGTTACTGATGATTCAGCCAGGGCGCAAGCGGTTATCGTAACAATGTCATGCCCATTATTTACGGCCGACGACGTAGACAAGCTGTTAGGTATGCCAGGCGACTTAATATCGTCAATTGCTACGGCTGCGCTAGGGTTAAGCGGTTTAAATGATGGGGACGACGACGAAAAAAACTGAGAGAGCGGCCAGAGCTGAAATTTAAGCATCGTTTAGCGCTGGCTCTCGGTCGCACTATCTCAGAACTCGATAGAACAATGTCGAGTGGTGAATTCTCACAATGGATAAAGTATTTTGAGATTGAGCCATTCGGCGCTTATCGGGATAATTTTCACACCGGAACTATTGCCGCTATATTAGCAAACGTCAATCGTGGTAAAAACGGCAGATCATATTCTGTTAATGATTTTATGTATAAAGATCAAACAACACAAAGAGACGAGCGGCATCGTCAATTCTTAGCAAAATTAAACGCAAGGGCAGAACCAAAAGATGGCTGATTTAGCAAAACTCGTCGTTAAAATGGAGGCTGAGAGTTCAAAACTCCGAACCGATTTAAGGGCTTCACAAAAACGTATAGAGAAGTTTTCCAAAAAATCAAGGAAAAATCTTGACGGGTTAAAACGTGCCTTTGGTGGTTTAGCGGCGGCGGCTGGTATTGGAATATTAACTAAAAAAATAATAAACAATATAAATGTATATTCCCAACTATCAAACAGATTAAAACTTGTTACGACTGATAGTAAAAACCTGGCTGACATACAAAAAGCATTGTTTGATGTTGCTCAGGATACACGAGGATCACTAGAAAGTTCAATTGATCTGTATACCCGTTTAGCTAGATCGACAAAAGTCCTCGGTATTTCACAGGAAAGGTTACTCGGTGTTACTGAGTCAATAAACCAAGCCATAGCGATATCAGGAAGTGATACCCAAGCATCTAACGCGGCAATAATCCAGCTCGGTCAGGGTTTGGCTGCGGGCGCATTACGTGGTCAAGAGCTTAATTCTGTCATGGAGCAGACTCCAAGGCTCGCTCAGGCTTTGTCTGACGGCCTTGGCGTAACGATTGGCGAACTGAGAGAGCTTGGCAAGGCTGGCAAGATTTCAGCCGCAGAAGTAATCAGGGCGCTTGAAAATCAAGCTGGCGCGTTACGGTCTGAATTTAACCGAACATCTAAAACCATCGCTCAAGCCATGCAACAAATTGAGAATGTCTGGTTACAAACAACCGGCTCTCTTGATAATACGGATATGGTCAAGGCTCTTGACGATTTCAGGAAGAATCTGCAAGACCCCGCCATTGCTAACGGATTAAAAACACTCGCCACAGCTTTAATAAAGGTAACCACTTTACTTGTTAGCGCCACGTCTAAATTCGCTGATTTAGGCCGAGGAATAGGGGTTTTAACGGCTCAATTATTTAACCCGAATACAGAAGATAGATTAAGACAGCTTAAGAAACAAATAAATGAATTAAATGAGGCTGGATCGGGTAGAGGTAGACCGGTCGACCCTAGTGCTTTAAAAGCATTGCAGGCAGAATATGACTCTCTGCTAATAAAGCAGAAAAAATCTCAGGATTTTCTAAACTCATTTACTAAACCGGAAAAGGTAGAGAAAAAACTATCAGTTAAGACATTGGTTCCAGTTGCAGCGATAGAAAAAGACACTAAAAAAGCAAAAAAATTAATTAATGACTTAATCCTAACCGGCGCGAAATTAGGCGGCTCAGATGAAGGCATGAAAAAATACCTTGATTTACTCAGACAAGGCCAGGATGTTTTTGAAGATACAAGAACACCAATCGAGAATTTACAGAAGGAAACTGAGAAATTAAATATTTTATTAAAAGCTGGCGCGATTGACTGGGATACCTATGCCAGAGCAGTATTTAAGGCGGATAAGGAATTCGATGACACTCAAGATAAAATAAAAGAAAAAACAAAAGAATTAACCGATGTTTCGGCAGAACTGGGGCTAACTTTCTCAAGCGCGTTCGAGGATGCTATCGTCGATGGGGGAAAACTATCCGATATATTAAAGGGATTAGAAAAAGATATTAGTCGAATATTAGCGCGGAAAATAGTTACCGAGCCTCTAGCTCAATCAATAACGGGATTACTTAGTAATAGCGGCGGCGGCAGTGGTGGAGGAAACTTTTTAAGTTCTATTTTCGGTTCTATTTTTGGCGGTGGAAAGGCTCTCGGTGGGCCAGTTTCAGGCGGGACGCCTTACCTGGTAGGCGAACAGGGGCCGGAAATGTTTATCCCTAATGTATCAGGGAACATTATCCCAAATAATAAAACAGCCGGAACAACGACAATAAACGTGAATGTATCAGGGATTAATGATGAAGGCGGGCTAAGACAATCAGCCGGTCAAATTGCCGCAGCGGTATCGAGTGAAATGCGTAGAGGTCAGCGGAATTTATGAGCTTTTTAGAAACACCACGATTTCCGACAGACCTTAGTTACGGCTCTCAGGGCGGCCCGTCGTATAATACTACAGTGGCAATGCAAGCCGCAGGCCATGAGAAACGAAATATAAACTGGTCGTTAGCTAGATATAAATATAATGTAGTTTATGGGATAAGAACAGAAGCCAAACTAGAAAATTTATTACAGTTTTTCCATTCTGTATCAGGGCGGGCTTATGGGTTCAGATTTAAAGACCACCAAGATTTTAAATCTTGTTTATTGGCCGATACTATCGCTGATACCGATCAGACTATCGCAACCGGCGACGGGGTTACAACTGCATTTCAATTAATAAAAACCTACACTCAAGGCGCAAACTCCAGGACGAGAAACATAACAAAGCCGGTTATCGGGACGGTCGTTATCTCACTCGATGACGTTTCTCAGACGGCCTCGCCTTTGGGGTGGGCGGTTGACTCAACTACTGGCATTATCACATTTTCAACCGCCCCATTGAATAACGTCGTTATCAAAGCGGGTTATGAGTTTGACGTCCCTGTCAGATTTGAGTCAGACACAATATCGGCGAGATGGGATGATATCCAATTAATGAGTTCTGACATAAATTTAATTGAATTAAGATGAGAACGATTAGCGCAAGTTTAAAAACTCACTATCAGGGTGAAGTCACAACTCTAGTTACATGCTGGAAAGTAACGCGAGCAGATGCCACGGTCGAAGGGTTTACCAATCACGTCGAAAATATTATTTATCAGTCTGTAACGTACAAGGCCGCGACCGGCTACACCGCCAGCAATATTCACAGTAATGCCGACCTATCAGTCGATAACCTTGATATTTATGGTTTGCTAGATTCAGATGATATCTCACCCGCAGACCTTCGCGCTGGATTATATGATTATGCCGATATTGAAATATTCCAATTAAACTATGAAGATTTAACGCAAGGAAACCTCGTTTTACAGACAGGGAAGCTAGGCGAAATAACCATAAAAGACAATATTTTTATTGCTGAGATGCGATCATTATCTCAGTTGCTTCAACAAAATATCGGCGAGGTTATTATGCCGACATGCCGCGCAGATTTCGGCGACACAAGATGCGGGATTGTTCTATCGCCGGATGACTGGCAGGCGTCAACAGCGTACAGTATCGGCGATATCGTAAAGGCGACGACATACGATGCTCGCCGATATATTTGCACCGTGTCAGGAACGAGCGCCGGTAGCGAGCCAACCTGGGATACAACGATCGGGAATACAACAACCGAGGCGACCAGTCCTGCCGTTCAATGGGTAGCTTATAACGCTTATACGTTTGAAGGCTCGCCAACCACTGTCACTGATACCAGAACATTTATCGACACCTCAATAACTAACGC